AGGTCGGCTAGAATAATCTGTCCTGAGTCGGTACTGAACACACGGGCGTAGTGTGCATCCATTTCTGCTAGATGGTCTTTGCCTTTGACGTTGGTAACGTCACCATCAATATCGTTCCAATCCATTACTGCAATGCCCTCATAAGTGCTGGTTGGTTACTAAGTTGCTCTGGCCCAGCAGGACTTTGTTGCTGAGGCATAGCGGCCTGTTGCTGCATCTGCATCTGCTGTGCAGCCTCTGCCATCTGCTGCATGATCAGCTCACGCTCGTCTGTTGTGGTAAGAAGTTTTGTGGGAACACCAAGTTTGTCAGCGATATAGTCGATAATTGCATCTTTCTTGATAGCAATCTGCGCTTCCGGCCCCATAGACGCTGTGATCTGCATAAACTGCAACAGATCATTGAGTTCGTCCATGTTCTGAGCCTGAGCCAGTGGCGAAATCGGTACTACTTTGACCTGCTGACCATTCACCTTGAGAGGCATCAGGATCAGACCAATTTCATCCATCAGGTACAGAATACGAGATACGATTGGCAGCATTGCCTCGGTAATCAGGCGACCAAAAGCCGCACCAAGGTTCTGTGCCAACTCGTTTCTACGCTGCACTACTTCGGTAGCCGACCGAGCAGACATATTATCCGGCGGTAGGGTGTCGTCGAGCAGCATTTTCTTAATGTTCATCCGCAGATCGTTCATAATAATCTGCGAAACATTGAAGTCTGACGCTTTTGTAAGCGGCATCAGGCTTGGCCCCTGTGGCCCACCGTTCCGAGCAACCGGAATAATCGCTCCGGGCTGTATCTTGATGGTCTGTACGTTGATTACGCCATCATCTGCCGCTGTATATACACCAGCAACAGCCAATGCAGCGTTCTTCAAGACCAGTTCAACGGTCTTGTTGAGGGTCTTTACGTCTGGCATAGCCGCAATCAACGGGCCACGACCATAGACTTCGCCAGCGACCTTCATATATCGCGCTACAATCCAAGGAGAGACCTTCATCGTGCGGTAGACAAGCTCAGACTTACTCTTCTCATGGATCACATGATAGCAGTAGATGTTGTCCTGCTTGTTATAGACAGTAGCTTCCAACAATTCGATATCTTCTGTCGGCTTCTTGTCGATCATGGACTGCAACTGTGCAGGGATCTTGGCATCTGCCCATTGCAGACTGATTGCCTCACCCTTCACACGCAGTTTCCGATAAACATTGTCTACCGTCCCGTGCGGCCCTTCTTCCAAGCTGACCAGATATTGCGGAACCGCTGTAAATCTAATTGGAATTGACTCATCACCAGGCTGAATGAGCATGACAGCCGTACCAACAGATAAGTCCAGTAGAAATTCCGACATCGCCAGATCAAAGTTAGTTTGTCTGAGAATAGAGAACATTTGTTCATTATATGCGTCCAGAACACGTTGGATCTCCCATCTACGCTCAATCGGGATCTCGTTGCCAGCCTGTAATCTGCACCACGCACGATATGGAGGAAACAGACTAGACTGGATTTTGTTAGCAAATCGCTGTGTCGAATGAATGGCGGTCGAATCGAAGACCTTGCTCATCTTCTTTTGACCGGGTACGCCACCTTCATAGAAGCCATCATACAGATTGCGCTGTGGCAATGCGTATTCATAGCATTCCTGATAGATTGTACGCCACTCATCCTTGCGTGAAGATGCAAGCGATGAACGCTTCATAATGTTTTCTACGCTCATCCTTGCCATAACTTAATCCTTAATCACCGCGAACCAGCAAAACGCAAGTCACGCTTGTTGAAACACCGCCACCAGTTGCCTTCGGACGAACGTACAATGGCTCTGTGTCGAAAGCTGCCATACCTGCGGCGGTAAAAGATACACTACCACCTGTAGATTTTTTTACGGCAGACACAAAATTGGTTCCATCCATAGAGCCGTCAAACTCAACCGTTGCCGCATTGAACGTGCCGTACACTTGGGCTGTCAAATGATGTTTGCCATTTATAAATATGGCACTTCCTACATCATTGTTAGCCATACCAGTCCACGTATATACAATCGCTCCATCTGTAGCTGTATTCGTATGCTGGATCGTAGCCATAATTATTTCCCTTTACTGGGCATTGATTTACCGGAGGGTTTTGACTTTCCAGCGGATGACATTGCCATTGCGATAGCCTGTTTTTGGGGATACCCCTTTTTCATCTCAGCACGGATGTTTGTAGAAATTGTCTTCTGCGAAGAACCTTTTTTCATTGGCATTACTTCTTCCCCTTCATAGACGCACGAATGTTATCAACCATGTTCGGATACGGACGACCAGCCTTTTTAGCCATAGCCTTGGCAGACGCCTTCTGCTCAGGAGTTAGCTTTTTGCTAGCACCCAATCCTTTTGGTCGAGGCTTGTCCCATACTTCTGCCATGTTCAATCCTTCATATTCTTGATTCTAGCACTGAGAGCAGCCGCCTTCTTCTTTGCATCAGCACTTGAAGATGCGCCCCATGCCCTAAGAGCTAGTAGCTTTCTGGTCGGTTTGCCCTTCTCGTCGAAGTCTGGCCCCTTAACTCCTGCCATTCTCGCCAAGAAACTAGCCTTCCGTCCTAGTGCCTCACGACTTTTAGGCGCACCTTTCACGGGAGCCTTCAAGTTAGAGCCTTCAGTGCGCTTGAAATACGCCCGTCCAGCAGCGTTCAGGCCACCTTCAGGGTTCTGGTACTTCTTGGCAACCATTGGTTACATTCCACTCAGGCTTTTTGACAGGCCGATTTCAGGTGCCAGACGCTCAGGGCTGAGAAGCTGACGCATACCACCGTACTGACGGGCTCTCATGGATGCTGCCGTTGCTTGAGCAGCTTCAGACTCTTGAGCAGCGATGCGCTTTTCTTGTTCAGCTTGCAATTTCATCTGTGCCTTTTGAGCAGACGTATCAATTTTCGGTGCTTTTGGTGCTAGAAAACCCATGATTGAACCTCGTATATACATGGCAATCTACACCGTCAGGGGTATATGCCGTTAGAGTTGCCTCATAATTGAACCCGATTAGCTCGGCCCAACGCATCGCTGGACTATTATCATTTCTGACAACAATCTGCAAACGTCGTAAATAGGACAGTTGTGTCGTATAAGATACAAACATCTTGGCTTTGCGTGTCAGGTCGAGTGCGTTTTGCTTGGCAAGGTCGTCACTTTTGAACATCCATAGTTCATACGTGCTGGGCCAGAGCTGGAATAGGCCAGAGGACAGGATAATCTTGTTGTCGATCATCACTGTCATGCTGGGATAGGCGTCGGCATATGACTGGATACGCTCGTTAAAGTCAGGCAAAGCGTTTGCGGCTCTGCGATCAAGGTCAGATAGCTGCATCATGTGGATGTGTCCGTAGTGAAACGGCACAACTCTTATTCTATCGCTCAGATTTAACTCCGCTATGAAGTCATCAGGCACGATCATGCAAAGATCTCGAAGTCATGGTTGGCTATTGTTGACCTTGGTTGCGATCTACCCATCATGTGACCCCGTGTCAGTGTCCTGAATTCGCCACCACCTAGCATCAGATAGCCGTATGCGTCACCGATATGCGAGTGTTCGTTCTTGTTGGGCGCATCTTTGAACCTATCTGTTCCGCCACCGACACCAACCCGCTTGAAATGGTAGCCACCAGCCAGTGATTTACGCAATCTTTGGCAGTCATGTGCCACAATTATGCCTGGTTTGCCATCAATTAGCCTCTGCATTGGCAGCGCACCAGCTTCCCGACGCACCATAAAGTCATTGGATGCCGTAGGTTGGGCATTCAATCCAAGTGTTTTGAGATAATCGAACGCTGTAACCTCGAAAATCCCGTCTCTGGCAACACCAGCAGGATCTCCCCAGATGAATATTTGCGCTTTTGGGAATCTTGTCTGGATATCGTGGATTAAAATCTGCCCGAAACGCTCCAGACCCATGCTGAATGACACGATTTCATGCAGAATATGCCACCGACCGTTCCTCATCTTCTGTCCAATGACTGCTGCTGGCGTCAATCCAAAGTCCAATCCTACCTGAATTGGCACACTAGGGTCGTAATCCAGTGCTTCTACGCTCATCAGGCTGTCCATATACTCAGGCCATACGGCTTTGCCTTCTTGTACATACACATATTCGCCACCGACATAGCACCTGATCCAGTCAAGGTTCTTGCCGCCGAGCTGCTGCTCATAATAACCAGGAGGCAGGTTACCGATGTTCTCGGCCTCTGGGTTCATCGTCCAGAATCTACCTGCCGCTGGCAAGGCTCCTGGTGTATCTCCGGTGCATTCAACCATTCCTGACGGCTGCTTGAAGAACGACCACTTGTACTTTCCTCGGATAGGCTCTTTCTCTGCTAGGCGATACCACCAGTGGTCATTGTCCATAGGGTTGGTATCTGCCCATATCCCACGCCAAGTAGGGCCACCGTGCTGCTTGGTTGGATAGCGGCCTACACGATGTGTCAAGCCTTGGATAACAGCTAGGGGCAATTCCCGTGCCTCGTTTACCCATGCTCCGGTTAACTCAAGAGACAGCAACTTCCTGACATCCTTGGGCTGGTCGAGGGCAAGAAAGATAACCTCGCAATCAACGCCAGGGATACCGTCTCTGCTTGGCAGTTTAAGGTGATGGGTGATAGGCGGTGACCATCTCATTGGCCCCCACACGTCTTCAGGAAAGAGCGTACCCCACGTCTTGATAGTAGTCGTCCGCAACTCAGGATACGAGTTTCTGACAATCACAAATCTGGTATAGCGCACATTATCGACCGGAGACGGAGCCTGTTGCACGGCCTTCAGGAAGATCTCGGCAGCGCAGCCATACGACTTGCCGCTACCTACAGGGCCGAGCAATCCACGAAAGAATGATGTGTCGTGCAGGAACTCCCAAGTGGTAGGGGCCTGAGTAAAATCAAGCTCTAGGCCACCGAGGGTCACGTCAGACGTATCAGACGATCTCGGCGGTTGCTTCCTCTTCATTGGCTTCTTCATCTAATGGACTTTCTGTAATGGTATAATTCGTTACAACCGGGCCTTTGAGATTAATACCCATGATAGTAGGCCGCGCATCATCACTGAGGTTCTCCAATAACCCGTAATGCTTGGAGAGCAACCGCAAAGCAGACATCTTATCGTGCATTTCCACTTCAATCTCGTTGCCATCTCTCGTCGGCCTGATCTTTATCTTCTTAATCGCCTTCCGAGTATGCTCCGGCAAATCATAACTGGGAATAACACTAACTCCCCCAGTCTGATCCCACGACAGCACATCCGTAATCTTAGAAGAGCCAAGTATTTCTAGCTCTTCCAACACCGCCTCCTTCTTCCCATCCACCCTGTTGGAACTCAAAACACGTCTAAACTGTCTAACACTGGTCATTATCTACAATCTCCTGTTCATAACTAGTTAAAACCCCCTTGACACTATTTACAAAACATACACGAACCCCTTATAACCCGAAGGGTGTCCCCAATATAAAGAGTAACACCCAAGGGTATGCGTGTTCCGGCACGCATGAAACAACCATGCTGGTAAGCATGAGTAGTAGGGCAACCGAGAAGAGTTCCTGAACAACACCTAAAACACCCTACGAAAAACGAGAAAAAAATCGTGTGACATACCCCGTACTAGAGCGGACGGGGCGGGGGGGAAGGGGTGGCCGGCGAGAAAGACCCCGCGTCTATGAGTTGCTGTAGACCACTAGGTACAGAGCCCTTAGAGCGTAGCCATTGAGAGACTGCAAGCGATGCTAGTCGCTTGAATTCATCAAGCTCTATCCCTTGGGAGACAAGAGAGGAAGCGGGAAGGAATTGAGATTGAGTAACGGTAACACCATAAGTGTTTAGTATTGACCTAAAACAATTCTCAATCCCTTGAACCCTAACAGTATGATCATGA